CTCCGGCTGCACAAGGTGCGGTACAACGTGCTCACAACGTCGCTGACGGAGTTATACCACCTAGGGCTGGTGTGGGCTTTGTCGCCGCAAATGCAGATGATAGTGATTCGTCTGATGAAGAAGTTGCTCAACTTGTTCGCGGTGTACATGATGTTAATATACATGAAGGTAAAGTTAAGTCGGTCTCTGACTCCGCAAGGACGACTCTTCGTGATGCGGCTAGGCTTACTCGCCTAGTTCAAGAAGGGAAACGTGGCAGGCGTGGTGGTAGACGCCGTCGGTTTGTTTATTACCCGGATGATGACGATCATCGTCGTCCTACGGTTGATCAAGCTGCAATCGACGACTTTATGACCTCGCATGCCGCGCGCCAACTGGCGCAGCGTAACCCTGATTTTGCACAAGAACTCGACGACGAAGTTGAGAAGGTCACCACCCGTTACCTAAACCGTGACGATCAGTGGCTTGACCATCTTGATGACGAGGAACCAGACGATTTTTATGACCAACAAATATTTGAAGAGGCTCGCAGAGTACTGGAGGCGATTGTCGGGAGCATAGCTCTCCGCAAACCGGCTCCTCGTGGTGTGCGACCGCGTTCAGTCATGAAAACCGCCGATGTTCCTCAGGCGCCGCCGAAGAAGGAGGAATTTCCATCTGTCAAGGTGAAAAACGAGGCATTTCATGCCGAGAATCCTCCTGTTGTGTCGTATCACAAATCCATAACCTGTCTGAAGGACAAAGCTAAGAAGCCTGTTAACAGCGCGATTCGCGTTGGCACTGGCTTACTTACTACCAAACATGCTGCTGCTCATTACGCCTACGCAGATGATGTTGCATTGCCCGCGTCTTACAAACGTGTGGACTTGGCTGATGACCTTACGTTGCTTGCCGTGACAGTTCCGGGTGTTGACTGCGTTCCAGTCAAGCACCTTCGTGTCCCAGTATTGGGAGAAAAAGTCGTTGTGAACGACAAACTTAACGGCAAGTCTTCGCAAGCCACCATCAACAATGTCCTCAAAGATGGCGATGACATCACCTGTCAGTACGACGCCTCTACTGAGCTAGGCACGTGTGGTACTCCTGTCGTGGCGGTTTCCGACAACTGTGTGGTTGGTATTCACAATGCCGATCGTCAGTTTATCGGGATATCTCCACGGGTTCTAAAATTTTTTCGGAACTCCGGATCTCCAGGAACTAGTAACAGCGCGACTTCCGAGTCTGCCGTTGCTTCCACTAGTTCTTCCCCCGGACAGAAGTCAAATCAGACTGGTTCCTCCGCCGGAAGTGGACTTACCGGTCCTCGCCGTAACAGGCGCGGGTCCGTTGCCCGTAAGTAAATTTCCTGCTGGGGTGAGTGCGCACGGTTACGCCGCTGCGCCTCTGGACGAGTTGTCCTTGTGGAATGGACTTTGCAAGTTTCAACACGGTCAGTGCGCTTTGACTGCAGGTGAGTGTTCTTTTCTGTTGCGATCTCTCGACTATTGGTTTCCGGACCTAGCAGCTAACTCTCAGTTGGCTACTGACGATGAGGTTTTGGCAGATTTGGACGCTCACTCAACTAAGACAGCTGGTTACCCATGGTATGTTCGCGGCGCTCCTTCTAAAGGACAAGTCCGTGACAAATTTGGGTTGGCGGCTATTGAGGATTACTACAACAAGTATACCTCCATAGTCGGTAGTACACTTAAGGATGAACTCCGTTTGGTTGGTAAGGACTCACGGTTCTTCCGACCTCAGGATGTTTCTTCTTATGTGGAAGCCACTCGTCTTTTTAAACATCAGAATAACTATCTGATGGCGCAGTTATTGACAACGCCTATGTTTAACTGTTTCGTCATGCCTGGACAAACCTTACCATCGCTGTTCCGAATCTTAGATTCGTTTTCGAAGAACTGTTATGCTGCAGACGGTAGTCAGTGGGATGCAAATTTCCCCTTGATTATTGCCTGCATAATAGCTGCTTTTCGTTCTAGTTCTACAACTAGTGAGCGGGTGGAAAGGTACTACTCCATGATGTACAACGGTTATACTAACGTTGGTGGGAACGTCTTCAACCTTATTGGTCAACCTTCGGGTCATTATAATACCTCCGTCGATAATAGCATGGGAAACATGTGCCTGATGGCCTTGCATGCTTATCGTCTTGGATGGTCAATGGATGACTTTGTACAGAGGGTTCGCTTTTATTGCTGTGGAGATGATCTCATCTGGGCTGATCGTAGCGGGATGTTCTATCCCGAGGTTCTTGGTGCGACGTTTGCATCTGTTGGAGTTTATCAAGAGTACGAGGATTTGTTTCCTCGTCGAGCTATTGACCTGACCTTTGTTGGTCAGCGAATTGTGCTCCGTGAGTTCAATGGAATCCCCGTATGGGTGACGTCCCTTCGTACTCAACGTACTCTTGCTTCCTCTTGCATTCGAAAGCGTCGTACTACGGACTTAGACGAACTTGCAAAGTTGGCCTCCCTTGCTCAGTTGTGCTTCGGTGATGAGGAGTTGTACCATATCGTTCACGGTGTGATGCACTCCTTTTTAACGAACTGCCTGCAACGACGAACATTGTCCTTAGCTGATCCTGAGGTCTTAGGGCTTCTGCGGTCGGTTACCGAAAGGGCTTTGCTCGATGCTCATCTTTCGTGGGAAGCTGCCACTTTTCGGCTTCTCAGACGGTGTACTTAAATCGCAGCCGTTTAAGAGAGATGCAGGCAATGCTTGCTAATCCGCAGGCTCGCGCAATGGCAAGGGCGGTCGGGATGGGGGCGCTTCGTGGTCTTGGTCGGAGTCGCGCTCGGCGCGCAAAGCGAGGCAAGTGGTACTTTGGTAAGCGTATGGGTGTTCCTCCAAACATGTCGGGTGCGGTCAACCGCATGTCGCGTGGTTTGTTGCAGGTTAACAACTACTCCCAACCAGTGGCGAAATCAGCTCGGATTGCAAACAGTCCGGCTGCACAGACGTTCTCTGGTGTGGGTTGCGATTGGCTGACTGATGTGGCTGTAACTGCTGGGATGCCAAGTCCCGCAACTTACAGTCACACCATCAACCCGGCTGAGCCTGGGAGCTTCCCTCGTCTCGCCAATATCGCTACGCAGTATCAAAAGTACAGCTACAAGTCTCTCCAACTGGTCTACACTCCTCAGTGTCCTACTTCGCAGAAAGGGACGTTGTACATTGCGCCTGTGCGCGATCCTACAATGCCTCTTCCTTCGTCAGTTGTCGAGATGCGTGGCCTCTCGGGATGCGTGTCCTGCGCCGTCCGTGATCCGTGCGTCATTTCTGTGTCACCGGCCCAAGTGTCACAGGCGCTTAATGGCTTCTACTGTGCTGCTCCCGCAGGGGAGGATCCCAGTGAAGATGACATCATGCGCTCTTGTGGCCGTGTGATCTACATGATTGATGGTGCGGCTTCCGGAGACGGTACTCTCGGATCGCTGATGGTCCGATACAACTTTCTTTTCTCCGACCCAAAAATTACGCCAGAAGGGTCTGCCCTGGCGGGACAGTTGAATTACGCAAGTTACACTCAGGGAACCACGGACACCCGTGAATACGACTCGTTGGTTGGAAAACCAGCGCTGTCGCCGTTCACTGCGTCAGCTTGGCGCAAAAGGTGTCTCGGGGCCTGTCTTCTCGTGCTTCATTACGCTGTTCCCACAGGCGAACCGGGCATTCGCAATTTGGAGATTGACGGAGTGAACGTGCCGGCATTGGACGAGTGGTCAGTCACTGGTTCACCTAACGACACGTTCCTGTCGATCTGGTGGTTGCCGTATGGACGACAAGTCATCAAACTTGTCCCTACGGATCCTATCACCAACTTAAAGATCGACGCTCTGGCAACCGCCTTGCCGTATGCTCCTGGCTGGATCTGAGGCGCTCTCAGGTATAGGTCGTTAATTTTCAAGAGTTTCGGCTGCTCTGGCTTCTCTTGTAAAGACACCTTACGAGGCTTACTTATGGGGATGTGTTTATGCGTTCGCGCATACTGCCCTGTTTCCGTAGGCTGTACGTTAAAGTTTAC